GTCTGCCGGTTTGTCAGTGCCGCCGAGCCGGACACCGGCGCACGGTTTTCTGAAAGCATGTTAAAGCAACTGACCGGCGGCGAGAAAATGACGGTGCGGCATTTGCACCGGGATTTTTTCGAGTTCAAGCCGCATTTCAAATTATGCCTGTCCTTTAACAACAAGCCGTATATTCGCGGGCAGGATGAGGGTATCTGGCGGCGTATTTTGCTCGTTCCCTTTACGCAGCGTTTTGTCGATCCCGATTTGCTGGGTAAAAATCCCGGCGCGCTGCCGAAAATCAAAAACATTGATGAAAAGCTGCGGGCCGAAGCGCCCGGCATTTTGAACTGGATACTGGACGGCTACCGGATGTGGGCGGAGCGCGGCCTTGATATTCCGGATAAGGTGCGCGCGGCCACCGCCGAGTACCGGCATGAATCAAACCCGGTCCACCAGTTCATTCACGCATGGTGTGAAATCGTGCCCGGCGCGTCCATTCAGGCGTCACGGCTTTATGAAGCCTATCAGCTCTGGTGCAAGGAAAACGCCATGGACCCGCTGAACCAGACCAATTTCGGGCGGCGCATGACAGAAATGAAATTCGACCGCGAAACAATCCAAGTCGTGTTTTACCGCGGCCTCCAGCTTGGCGCGGAAGCCGAAGAACGGATTTATGCCGAGGAAAGAAAACGCCAGCGCAAGAAGGATGGAAGCGATGAGTAAACCCTCTAAACCCTCTCGCAACCCTCTACGGGATTTCCCCTTTCCTTTCAACGGCTTTGGATAGTTTAGAGCGTTTAGAGGGTTTTCCGGGGTTACGCATGATGTGCGCGCGGGCGCGTGGACGAAAACGCCGGGAAACCGTCTAAACCCTCTAAGGCAGCAAACAGGAGAAAACAACTAACTGATTCAGATAACTAAATTTTTTAGAGGGCTTGAGATTTTTAACCCTCTGTAACCATCGAAAACCATCTAAGGGGAGGAACCGCCATGAAAACAGCAAAACAGAAAAAATACCGGCACGACGTGCATGTCGAAGAACTTGTCATCTGGACCTATCAGCGGCAAAAGGCCGACCTGATCGTCGAGCGCGGCGTCGGTCTGTATCCGCAGGAAAAAGATGCCGACGGTATTTTTTACAAAAGGATCAGCGGCGACGGCGTGTATCAAATCCACCGCAATCAGGAACTGGGCGTGCGCGTCGATTGCATCGGATTTCCCACAGCGGACATTCATCCCGACGCCGAAACCGTGCATGAACTTATTAAGACAAAAGCCTTTACCCACTTGGAGCGCGGGCTTTTGATCGACTTTGGAAAGACCGGCCTCATGCCGGACTGGATGCCGGGTGCAAAGCCGGAAGTGCGGCCCGCGCTCAAGAAAAACGGAAAACTGAAAATGATCCATAGCGACCGCAACAAAACAAAGCCTATCGCCTGCGAGATCGAGATTGTCATGACGCAGGATCATATCGACTTCAAACGCAGCATTTATACAAGCTGGCTGGGAAGCCTTGAAAAATTGTGCGGTGAGATTTGGAAAAACGATTTGCTTATGACCAGCTTTAACGTCCTGCCTCCGGCTGCGGAAAAAGAGCCATGGAAAAAATCGTAAGGTCGGGGATTGACAGCGCAGATAAAATTTGACACCGTGGTCATAGTGATGAGTTGCGCCTGAAAATTGACGGCGCTTTTTTGACCGCGGAGCAAATAGCTGGCCGCGGTTTTTATTTTTCGACGACCCTTCAAAAATTTTCAGGTTCTTTTACAAACCCTCGGCGGATGCGGGTACGGGCGGCGCGGCGTGCCGCCAGTCTTGGCGCGTCAAACGAGGTTTACAATTCCGTCAGTTGACAAAAAAAGAGGACGCGGAAACCCGCGGAAATAAAGGCTTACAGATGAGTGAAAATGACAAGTTGACGCGGGCCAAGAGCATTGTCAACCGGGCGGTTGACAAGCTTGTCCCTTACGAAAATAACGCGCGCACGCACTCCAAGGAACAGGTGCGGCAAATCGTGGCGAGCATAAAAGAGTTTGGCTTTACCGCGCCGATCACTATCGACGAAAAAAATATGATCCTTTGCGGCCATGGCCGTTATGCCGCGGCGCTGGAGATGGGACTTGAAACTGTCCCCTGCACGGTGTTGCAGCATTTAACCGAAGCGCAAAAACGCGCCTATATTATCGCCGATAACAGGATTGCGGAGAATGCGGGCTGGAACAGGGAATTGCTGGCCCTCGAACTCAGCGAACTGGACTTTGCCGAATTTGATTTGTCGGTTATCGGCATTCCCGAAAAGGAACTGGCAAAACTTTTGCCCGGCGAGGATTCCATTATGGAGGACATGCCGGACCTGCCCGAGGGCGAAAAATCGGAATACCGGCAAATGACCTTTACCCTGCACAATACGCAGGCCGAACTGGTCAAGGCGGCTATGGCCGCGGCGAAAAAGATCAAACCTTTTGACGAAACCCTGAACAAGAATAGCAACGGCAACGCCATTACGCGCGTTTGCGAGATGTTTCTGGAAAGCCATGGCGAGCGCTAAGGATATAAAAATCGAGCCGATCACCAGCGAGGCCGCGCGGCATACGGTGCGGATGCACCATTACAGCGGCAAGGTGGTGAACAATTCGCAGCTCAACTTCGGTGTATTTTTGAACGGGCGGCTGGGAGGAGCCATGCAATACGGCCCCTCCATGGACAAAAGCAAATTGCAGGGACTGGTCACGGATACGCCGTGGAACGGTTTTCTGGAACTGAACCGCATGGCGTTTTCAGAGCGCCTGCCGCGCAACAGCGAAAGCCGGGCCTTGTCCGTATCCATGCGGCTTATCAAAAAGCACTATCCGCATATTCAGTGGATCGTTTCTTTTGCCGACGCGGCGCAATGCGGGGACGGCACCATTTACCGCGCGGCGGGATTTGTTCTGACCGGCATAACCAAAAACCGCAGCATTTATGAATTTCCGACCGGCCACCGCCTGGCACAAATGACCATGAGTGCAAACTGGGATGTCGAGATTATGCGCGAGGTCTGCGCGCAAATGGGGATCGAGCAAAAATACAGGACGGCGAAAGAATGGATGGAACTGGGCGTCAAGCAACTGCCCGGCTATCAGATGCGCTATCTGTATTTTCTTGATCCCACCGCCCGTCAGCGCCTGAACGCGGAAATTTTGCCGTTTTCAAAAATCGCTGAAATGGGCGCGGGAATGTACAAGGGAGAAAAAGTTTCGCGTGGATAGCTTAAAAGTAAAGCGCCGGGAGTCCATCCCGGAAAAGGCGGGGCAGTACCGACCTCCACGCTCCAGTTTATTGCTGGCGCAAAATTCTATGCGCCTCTTTGACGGTTTCAAGGATGCAGGGTTCCTGCGCGTCGCCGCTGGCAAGGGCGAACCGCAGGGCTTCGCCAATATCCTCGGGCGTCATGTTCAGGTTTTCGCCTTCCCTGTCGGCGATTTCAATAATATCATCTATGGACCATACCGTGAAAATTCCGGCTTTGTCCGTGCGGTTTAAATGGTTTTTCATCATATTGGCCCCTTTATATGAGTAATTTCAATGGGTTACTCCCATAACGATACTCTGGGCCGCTGGCAAAAATCCCTCGAAAAGACCGGTTTTCAGGTCTTTTTTCCAAAAAGGTTAAGAATATGGCGGAGCTTGTCTCTCAATCGGAATATGCCCGCCGGAAGAATGTTTCCCGGCAATATATCAACCGCCTTGTGCAGCAGGGGAAAATCCCGGCGGACGAAGAAAAACGGATTGATCCGGACCTTGCCGACGCGGTTCTGGCGCAACTGGCCGACCCGGCGCGCCGCCTGAACGGCGGGACGGAAGAGGAAACCGATCCGGTCCCGGCGGATGATTACGAAGAAGAAAACGCAGGTAGCGCGCCCGCAAACGGCCATACATCCTTTGCAAAATTCCGCAGCGCCCGCGAAGCCTATCAGGCAAAGCTGGCGCAGCTTGATTATGAAGAGCGGGCCGGAAAGCTTGTCAAAAAAGATGAGGTTGAGCGCGAGGCGTTCGATATTTCCCGGCAACTCCGTGACCGCTTTTTGTCGCTGCCGCAGGAACTGGCCGGAACGCTGGTCGGCATGAGCGACGAAAAGGAAATCGCAAAATTTCTGCGCGCCAAAATTCGGGATGCGCTGATGGAGGCTTCCAACGATGTTAGCCTCGGCGCGTGAAGTGTACCGGCAGGCCTTTTCAAGAGGCCTGATGCCGGACCCGGATTACAATGTTTCGGAATGGGCGGCGGAGCGCCGCGTTCTACCGGCGGAAACCACGTCCTTTCCGGGCAAGTGGCGCAATGAGCGCACGCCGTTTCTGATCGAGGTGATGGATTGTCTGTCGCCGCAGCATCCGTGCGACCGCGTAACGCTGATGAAATCGGCGCAGGTATCGGGATCGGAAGGGATCACGAATTTTATCGGCTATATTATCGACGTGGCACCCGGCCCGGCCATGGTCATTCATCCGACCATGGACGCAGGCAAGGCTTGGTCGCGCGAAAAGCTGACGCCGAACATCGAGGAAAACGACTGGGGCAGAAAGGTCGCCGAGAACAAAAGCCGGGACGGTGCCTCAACGTCCATGTTCAAAAAGTTTCCCGGCGGGTTTTTGGTTATCACCGGCGCAAACTCCGCCGCCGCCTTGCGGCAGAAGTCCATCCGGTATCTGTTCAAGGATGACTGGGACGAGTGGCCGCTGGATGTGGGCGGCCAGGGTGACCCCGATAAAATGGCGAACGCCC